TTATAAATTAAGTTGATAATTATCAACTTAAAATCTAAGGCTAGTCCTTAGACAAATACACACAAGGGTTTTTGATATCCAAATTAAATTTCTTTGATGCCCTCCTTTACATTGTGTGTTTCTGTGTAAGGATTATCTAAATCTTAGATATATAGCACTAATATTAAAATGATTTTTAATTGTTTTATTTCCCCTTATTAGTGCTATTTATGTAAGGTGTAGCTAGCAGATAGAACTGAGTCCTAGAATGGGGGAGGCTTTAGGCTTAGAATCTTATGTTTTATCCCCTTACAGATTTAAGCATTTGCAGGTGTAAACAAGCTAGTGGTTGGAGTGTTAGACTCGGAATTTATAGGATACAACGATGTATCTGAATTTTAAAGCTAGCCGTTACGTTGGACATTCGATAAGAGTCAACTATAAATTTTACCAGTTTTGTGAAAGTATAAACTGTTTATCTTGTGATTTATTCTAACTTAGAAATGTCAAGAACGGATCTAAGGATAGTATAGCTAGCTGAATAAGTCACAGGATATAAAACTATAATATTAAATCGTGCGAATCTTAGAAGTAAAGTTATAAGTAAACAGAATATGCATAAAATATTTTAAAATATTTCAGATATTAATTTTTTATTGATATTAAAAGATATTTTTAAGGCATAAATATTTTAAAATATTTCAATGTAAAATAATATTCTAAAAAAATTCTAATAACTTTTTTATGTATATCAATAGAAAACGAAGAAAAATTTTACATATTCTAAAATAATTAATGCATTATTTTACATCAATATTTCCTACCAAATTTCCTAATTGTGAAATGTTGATGATAAAAGAAATATTGATATTTTTCCTACTAATTCCAACTAAATTTATTACTTGAATTAGTGGGGGCTACTTAATAGCTTGTCGGCTAATAGGTAGCTTCTACTGATTGAATTAATAAAGAGAGAGTCGACAAGCTCTCCAAATATACAGGAGGTTATTTATATGGAAAATAGAACATTAAAACAATTATTAATGTCAAGTAGTTATTTTGTATTAAATAAACAAATAGTTAAATTATTTGGGATAGAAACAGCTTTTTTATTAACAACATTGATAGAAGCTAGTGATGGACTTGCTAATGATGAAGGTTGGTTTTATAAAACTGCTCCATCTTTAGAAGAAGAAACAGGACTTTCTAATCACAAGCAAAGTAAAATCATTGAAGAATTAACAAAATTAGGTATCCTTGAGCAAGAAAATAAAGGAATGCCAATGAAAAGATATTTTAGAATTAATTTTAATAAAATAGAGGAGTTAGTTTTTAAAATACAGGATTTAAAAAATTCTAAACCTAGCAATGAAGAAATTGAAAAGCAAGGAATTAAAAAATTTGAAAGCAAGGATTTAAAAAATTCAAATACATGCATTGAAAAAATTTCAAACAATAAAGAATATATAAATAATAACTTAAATAAAGAACTTAATAATATATATAAAGAGGCTGTTGACTACTTGAATGAGAAAGCAGGAACTAAATATAAAATAAATTCTAAGAATACAACTAGACATATCCAAGCAAGAATAAGAGAAGGCTATACATTAGAAGATTTTAAAACTGTTATAGATAAAAAATGTTCTGAGTGGCTAAATACTGATATGGAGAAATATTTGTGTCCTGAAACTTTGTTTGGCTCTAAATTTGAAAAATATCTAAATCAGAAAATAATTCATAAAAATATAGGAATTCCTCTATCTACTCAAGAAACTAAAAAAATAAAGTGGGGTGAGTAAGATGTCAGTAACTGCTATAAAAGAAATAATAAAAATGCTTGAAAATCCTATCTTAATAAAAACGAAAGAAGAAGAAAAAGAAGTCTTAGAAAATGGAGATATAGTCTTAAAAAGATGCGAGAAGTGTGGGGAAATAATAGATTATATACATGAAGGCTATACAATGACTCGTGACTGTGCTTGTATGAGAAGTTATAGAGTACAAGCGAGACTAAAAAGATTCCAAGACTTGAGCATCACAGAAAGAAACTCTAAGAGTGATATTTTTTCTAATTCTAAAAAAATAACTAATGCTGAAGAAAGAGCAATATATGAAGAACTTTACAACTATGCTAATAATTTTAATATATCTAAAAAAGGTTATATCTTTTCTGGAGGAGTAGGAACAGGAAAGACATTTTTAGCAAACTGTGTATGTAATAAGTTGTGTGAAAAAGGCTTTTCAGTATTGAGTTTTTCGCTCGGTGCATATTTTAACAAAATTAGATTTAGTACAGATGAAGAGGAAAAGTTAATCCAAGCAGTTAAAGATGTAGATTTATTGTTTATTGATGACTTAGGTAGTGAATATATCAATAGAGAAAATGGCAAGATGTGGGGCGAAGAAAAGATTTTCAGATTGTTTGATGAAAGATACAGAACAGGAAAACCTATTCTAATTACAACTAATTTAGAACCTGCACAAATAAAAGAGCATTTAAAAGTTAAAGGAGTAGATAAAATCTACGATAGATTAAAAAGTGAGTGTAAGTATAGAGAATTTAACTGGGAAAGCAAAAGAGAAGTTTTAAAATAGGAGTGTATGATGAGAAAAACTAAGAAACTAAAAAAAGAAGTTAAAAAGCTAAAAATAGAAAACAAAAAAATAGAAAATGAAAAAAGACTTTATATAGCATATGCTAAAAACTGGAAAAATGAATACTACGAGCTAAGTAAAAAAAGCTTTATTAAAAATAAAGAATTAACAATAGCTAAAGTAGATTTAGTTTTGAATAGATTTTATTTGACAGCAGCCGTTGTAATAGCAATAGTAGAATTAGGAATAATATTATTTTAAATATATGAAAAAACAGTTTAAATTTAAGGAGAATCAGATGGTAATTAAAAAAATAGAAACAAGGGATTATTTAAGAAGTTTTATAACAAAAGCTAACAAGGAAGCGGGAGTTACTTTTAATGCTTCTAAGCTAAACAGTAAAGAAGAGTGCGAAAAATATATTTTAAATTTAATTAAAGATTTAAAAAATAATTCAGGAAATAACAAGGCTTACATTAAAGAAATAGACAGTTTAAAAGAAGAAATAGAGATTCTTAATACAAATAACAAAAGACTTGAAGCGGAAAAAATATTTTATATAACACAAGCTGATGAAGCTAAAAAAGCAAGAGAAAAAGCAGAAAAAAGTATGAGAATTTATCAAAATTCTTCTAATGAATATATCAAAGATTATTTTGATGAAAAAGATAAACATGAGAGAACATTTAAAAATTTAATTTTTTTATCTCGGATAACTATAGGTTTATTTTTAATATTAATTATTGAAGCTATTTCTATATTTACATTAGCTTGGAAGTGATTAGATGAAGCAAAGATTTGAAATTCCATACAAGCCTGATTCTGTAAATGACCATTGGTCTATAAATAAAGATGGAAAAGGTTTAAGACTTAATAAAAAAGGTAGAGAGTTTAGAGAAGCTGTACAATGGTATATTAAATCTAAGAAGTACATAACATTTACAGGAAAAATAAAGGTAAATATAGAATTATATTTCAAAGATAATCGTAAACAAGATATAGATAACTATTTTAAAGCGATATTAGATAGTTTTAACGGATTTCTTTATACAGATGATAGTTTTATATATCAACTTAAAGGAACAAAGAAATTAGGTTGTGATAGAGATTATTTTATAATAGAAGTGGAGGAGTTAGAGATTGATTAGAATTGATGAGATAGCAAAATTAATTGAGAAGCTTGGAGATGGTGATTATAGAATTAAGATTAAAAATTCTAAAGTTGTCATTTTCTCTAAGAACAATCGTTATGAGCATAATGAGATAAAAAAGATTCTTGAAGAAAATTAAAAAAGGGGCTAAACCCCTTTTATTTTAATATATTAAAAACTTTCAATGTAGTCGCTGCCACTGATAATTTGTTTATTGTCGAAACCAAAATTTAAAATTGCTAAATCATCTAAATATTTTTTATATAAACTTGGTTTTCTAAGTTCTTCTGCTGTATAATCTTTACCTGTTTTTTCTTTAAAGAATTGCTTCAATTCTTCTTCGTTTAAACATTTAGCATTTTCTTTAAGAGTAGACATATAACACCCTCTCATAGTATTAAACCAAACATTAACGTCTTTTTTTAAAGCTACAACAAATACATCATAATCTCTTTCTTTTAAAATAAACCAACCAAAACCTAATTTTTCAAATCCACTCATATTTTTTACCCCTTTAATTTTATTATTAATTATATCTTTAATTTCGTTTAATTCATCTAATGTTGAAAATTCCTTAATAAAACGATAGCATGTACTTTTTAATCTGCTTCTATTTGCTCTTATTTTGGCGATTCCGTTATTATCTAAATATCTTTCATTTGCTTCTATCTGTTTTTTTATATCATTATATCCTTTTCTTTTCATATAAACACCTATTATTTTTTTTGTGGATAGAACACATCAATTGTATCATATCCGTCAGCTGTTTCTTTTATAACATTTACTTTTCTAGGAAAATCTACTTTTAAAACTTCTGTTTCATTTTCTACAAATTTTTTTAATTTGTCTAAATCTTCTTTATCGATATAACCACATTTGGAAGTGTCTATCATATCTTCACTATCTCCTACGATTTTATAACTTTCAATTTCTACTAAATATTCTCCTGTTTTTTTTATAAAGTTTAACCCTTTTATAACTCTTTCTTCTAATCTTGTCATTTTAATTCCTCCTTTAAAATTTAGTTTTTATTTTTGAACTTTTTTGTTCTTTCTTTCTATACATATATAATAACATAATGTTTACATTATGTCAACATTTTTTTTATATTTTTTTTAGTTGCAAAAAAGTATTGTAAATGATATAATTAAGATGTAAGAATTTTAGGTATTTTGTAGAACTAATTTAGTCCAAAGTATAGAATAAAATTTTTATAAAAAAGACAACTGAATATAATATCTTACGATAAAAATTTAATTTAGATTAAAAAGTATATGG